CGCTTGCCCGTCAGCACATGGTCACTAACGATGCGGCGCCAGCAGATGTGTGGTGATGGCGATGAATAGCCCGACCTCGTCTGCGCTCAAGAGACTCCAGCGGGAGCTGACCACCCAGCTTCCCGGGGCGAACATCCGGGCGATCTCGACGAAGGCCGATGCGGACAACTTCATGGACATGCTCGGCGTGTTCCGTTCGAATCCGCCGGCCCGCGGTGCCAAGGAGATGCTCCAGGGCTACAACACGATGCCGTGGTTGCGGGCGGTGGTGGACAAAGTGGGGTCCTCGATTGCCGCGACGACGTGGCGCGCTTTTGTGAAGACGAAGACGAACGACGATGGCGAGCGGGAGTACGCGCCGTACAAGCAGCTTCAGCACATGCGGTTCCAGGAGCGCAAGGATGAGATCTTCCGGCTGAAGGCTGCCGGGGAGCTTGTGGAGATCGAGGACTACCCGCTGATCGACGCCCTGTATGCGACGGGTCCTTCGTTTACCGGCTACACGACGCGCGAGCTGTCGCAGAAATGGTTGGATCTGGTCGGCGAGGCGTTCTGGATCAAGCAGCGAAATAACGCTGGCATGCCAATCGACTTCGTGCCCGTGCCGCCACACTGGGTGACGAACACGCCGAATGCTGAGAAGGATTACTTCGAGCTCCAGCCGCCTTCCGGCAAGCCCCTCGATGTCACCATCGAGGACATGATCTGGTTCTACCATCCAAATCCGCACGACCCGTACTCTCGAGGGTCTGGCATGGGCGTGACGCTCGGTGACGAACTCGAGACCGACGAGTACGCGGCGAAGTTCATGAAGACTTTCTTCTACAACTCAGCGCGGCCGGACGTGCTGATTTCATCGGCCTCGTTGAAGAAGGAGGACACCGATCGGCTGGAGAAGCGGTGGGTGGACAAGCTCCGCGGTTGGCGCCGGTCGTTCCTGCCGTTTTTCATGAATCGGGACATCACGGTCCATCCTCTAGGCACGGACTACTCGCATCTCGACATGCTTGACCTCCGCAAGTGGGAGCGGGACACGGTGATCCAGGTCTACGGCGTACCGCCTGAGACGCTCGGGATTGTCGAGGCGTCGAACCGTGCGACGTCCGAGGTCGCCGAGTACCTGTATGCCCGGTGGGTCTTGGTGCCGAGGCTCGAATTTATACGGCAGATTCTGCAGCACCATCTCGTGCCGGACTACGACGAGAAGGTAATCCTGGATTATGACAGCCCGGTCGCCCAGGACAAGGAGCACATTCTCAAGGTTGCAACCATCGCCCCGTGGTCGCGCGAACTTGACGAGTGGCGCGAGATGCAGGGCCTCCTGCCGTTGTCGGACGGCCTGGGCAAGGTGTTCATGAAGCCTTTGAATTACGAGGCTATCACTGCCGAGGACCTCGCGAACCCGCCGTCCCAACAGGGTGACGACGATGTCCCGCCGGACCAGGACCCGGAGAACGAGCCGGTTGACGTCGACGAGCCCGACGAGGAGGTCGAGGAGGCTGCTCGCTGGTCGTGGCCCGAGCTGCTGACGAATGTGATCTCACGCCAGCGGGTCGCTCCGCGGATCGGAACTCGCAAAGAGCAGGTTGCGGCGGCGCTCAGGAGCGCATTTGCCGAACTCGCCGATGACGCTCGCGGGCGTGTCGTCGTCGACGCGACGGCAGTGGACCTCGCGACATTTGATCGAGATGTTGTGACAGTGGCGATGGCACCCGTGATCAAGAAGCTGACCTCGGTCTACGTGCTCGCGGCCGAGCAGGCGAAGGCGGATCTTGCGCTCTTCGTCGAGGACGAGGATGGGATCGACAAGCTCGAACCGCTTCACGAGTTGATGGGAGCTAAGGCGACGGCCGAGGGCTCCATCATCACTGCCATCGACGAGGCATTGAGCGCGATCGCCAGCGCCGTTGTAGCTGAAGGTCTGGATCCGGAGGTGATCGCCGACCTGCTTGCCGACGGGGTCGGGATCAGCGCCGCCGATGCTGAGGAGTTTGTACAACACGGCGGGCAGGGTGACGAGGTCCTCCCGCTCTACGAGAAATTCGCCGACATGATGGCCGACCATGCGATCACGCACATGGCGAATCGCGCTCAGGAAGCTCTCTGGTCCGGGGCCGCGAGAGAGGGGATTCTGAACTCCGACAAAGTGTCGCGGGTGTGGATCTCTCGGCTCGGCTGTCGATCCTGCAATGAGTGTTCGGGGCTGGATGGTGAGACTACATCCGTCGGAGTGGCATGGAATTTGCCCAATGGTGGTACTGTGGTAACGCCGACAGAGGCACATTCTGAGTGCCATTGCACCGAACGGCTCGTGCGAAAGGAGGCAAGAAATGAAGCGGGTGAATGAAACAGAGTGGCGCGATGAGACAGAGCGAAGCGACGCGCTACTCCTAAAGGCCGTAGATACGGAGGTTAGCGAGTCTGAGGAGGAGCGGGTTCTCAATTTCCGTATCTCAACTGAAACCGTGGATTCCTACGATGACGTGATCAAAGCCGACGGCTGGGACCTCAAGAGGTTCCTCAAGAACCCGGTGGTCCTCTGGGCGCATGACCATCGACAGCCGCCGATCGGTAAGGCGCTGTCCGTCGGAGTCGAGGACACGGACCTTGTGGCATCCGCAAAATTCGCTGACGCGGAGACGTATGCGTTCGCGGACACCATCTTCCGGCTGCTCAAACAGGGGTATCTGCGGGCTACTTCGGTGGGCTTTTTCCCGAAGGAGTGGACCTACGACGAGGAGCGCCACGGATACAACTTCATCGAGCAGGAGCTTTTCGAGTTCTCGGTGGTGCCGGTGCCGGCGAACCCAGACGCCTTGACGATGGCGGTCAGCGATGGGATCGACTGCGCACCGCTGAAGGAATGGGCCGAGAAGACGCTCGATCTATGGGAGCCGGATGGTGACGGCGACGACGACGAAACTGTCGCCCTGTGGGTCCCACGCGCACAGATCGAGGGAATCCAGCGCGCCCTCGCTGGGGATGTCACGTCCGTGACGGTCACAAAGACGCAGGCCGTGGGTGACCTGACGGCTACCCAGAGCACCCTCTACGAGACTGGCACCATCACTCCAAAAACTGGTGACAGCATTCCGCCCGTTGCCCCGAACGGGGACGATGTTGGGGAGAGCTTCTCATTCAAGGTCGATCTCGACGAGGAGACAAAGGAACTCCTGACGGAGAGTGTCAAGACACTGTGTGACGAGGTCGAGAATCTCACGGCGCAGGTCGACCAACTTGGGGCCAAGGTTCGCGACCTCGAGGAGACGAGCGAGGTGTCGGCGGCAGACGGCGATGACGGTGTCGACGACATGGGCGAGCTATTCGATGTCATCGACATCCAGGAGATCGATTCCCACGAGGTGGAGAGTGAGGTGGACCTCGCGATCCTCGATCTCGAGATCACCCCAGAGGAACTTCAAAAGGCGATCCGTCGCGAGATGGGCGCGCAAATCATGAAAACCACAGGCACACTACCAAAGGAGGTTTGAGATGGCCGAGAAGATCACTACCAAGGAACAGTTGAACGGCTACGTCGCAGAAGTCGTTCGCGAGGTCATGAACGCAGAGTTCGAGGACCTCAAGAGAAGCAACCAGGAACTCATCGCGAGTGCGACACGCGCGGCCCAGATCGAGAAGGTCGAGAAACCCCAAAAGGGGCTGCAGGCCGGCCGCTTCATCCGCGCCGTCGCGAATGCGAAGGGCGACGTCACGAAGGCTGCTGCGTTTTCGAGCCGTGAGTACGGTGCGGAGCACGCAGTGACTAAGGCGCTCGAGGCGTCAGATGCCGAGGCCGGTGGCGTGCTCATCCCAACCGAATGGTCCGGCGAGGTCATCGAGCTTCTCCGCGAGATGACGATCTTCCGGAGCCTCAACCCGAGAGTCGTGCCGATGGCGACTGGCGCCTTCCAGATGTCGAAGATCACTGGCGGGGCGACGGCCGGGTACATCGGCGAGTCCCAGAACCTGCCGGTGTCCGAGCAGACCTTCGGCCAGGTCAACTTGACGTGGAAGAAGCTCGCCGTGCTCGTCCCGGCATCTAACGACCTGCTTCGGTTCAACACCGAAGGCGCGGATGCCATCATCCGCGACGATTCCGTCGCTGCGATGTCCACCCGCGAAGACCAGGCATTCCTCCGCGACGACGGCACCGAGTTCACCCCGAAGGGAATCCGCAACTGGGTTCCGGCGGCACACGCCTTCGATGCCAATGCGACTATCAACCTCGCCAACGTGACCTCAGATCTCGCGGCGCAGATGCTTCTGCTCAGGGAAGCTCACATCAAAATGCTCCGCCCCGCGTGGATCATCGCCCCGCGCACCGAGTTCTTCCTGTTGCAGATCCGCGACGGCAACGGCAACTTTGCCTATCGTGACGAAATGCTCCGCGGAACCATTTGGGGCATCCCGTACGGATCAACGACCGAGATTCCGGTCAACCTCGGCGGCGGCAGTGACGAGTCCGAGATCATGCTCTGCGACTTCGCAGATATCCTGCTCGGCGAGAGCAACACTCTCGAGGTCATGGCATCCGATGTCGCCGCGTACTACGATGGCTCGGCCGTCCAAGCGGCATTCTCGCTCGACCAAACCGTGATCCGCCTCATCGCGCATCACGACATCGGCGTGCGTCATGAGGAGTCTCTCAGCGTCATGACTGCCGTCAAGTGGACCCCGTAAACGAACCGAACTTTTAGAAAGGAGCATCCAATGCAGATCAATGACAAAGACGCTGGCGCCTACCTGTCAGTGGTAAGTGGCGGTGGAGCACGCGGCGTCGCGGCAGGCACCGGGGACAACACCGAGGCCGTCGGCGACATCGTCGATCAACTCGCCCAGCCGAACCTCCGGTCCGGCTGCATCGTTGTCGCTGGCTCGGCGACCCTGGCCGACACCAAGAGCATTTCCCTCGTGGACGTACACGTCGAGCACGGCGACGAGACCGACCTTTCCGACAAGGCGGACTTCCATACCGCCGCGGTCTTCACCGACCTCAAAGTGAGTTCCGGTGGGACAACCGAGTTGTTCATGGTCAAGGTCCCGGTGGACCTGTGGGGCATCAAGCGTTACTGGCGAGTTGCGGTGACGCCGGACCTCGATGCCACCGGCACCGACACCTTCGAGCTTGGCTTCGGATTTGTCGCCATCGGCGACACAGCGCCCATCGCCAGCGGCGCTGACTAGGGGGTGACCAATGGCTCGGGAGATTGAACTGCGGAACCCCGGCGCCAAAGAGGGGATCATCGTCCAGTTCGATGGCACGAACGTCTCGTTCCTGCTGATGTCGGACCGGTCGGAGCTTGTGACCCTTGCGGCGGAATCGGGCGCAGTCACGGCCATCGCTGACCTCACCGAAGACGGCGGCGACATCGGGGGCACCAACGACGGTGACCTGCCCGACTTGACCACCGCCGGCGCCCAGGTGAACACCGACTCCGTCCGCGAGCTTGCCGTCCGGGTCAACGCGATCCAGGCGGCGCTCCGGGAGGTTGGCGTGCTCGCAACGACGTGATAGGAGGTCTTTGATGGCACGTGAAATTGTGAAGAAGTACCCTGTGCGCTTCATCATGAAGAATGCGCCCTACAACATAGGCGAGATCGCCGGGTTCCCACTGGAGGTGTCACAGCGATTCGTTGATCGCAAACGAGCCGTGTGGTACAAGCCGCCGGGACAGGAGGACGCCGAGGCTCCGATCGCGTCCCCGTCTCCCGAGCCGAAGGAGGAGTCGGTAGTTGAGGTCGCTCAGGTTGCTGAGGTCGACGCTGAGGCTGACGCTGAGGCTGACGCTGAACCCGAGGGTCCGGGCCTGATCGTTCCAAAGCGTATCGGTGGACCGTACTACATGGTCGGTGACCGAAAAGTGAAAGGGAAGAAACTGGCCCAAGAGATTGCCGATGGGCTGAACGCTACGGCAACGGGCACGTCCTAAGCGAAGAAATGAGGAGTCATGCTCGAGGTAGTGACTGCTGCAACATCGACGGATCTCACAACGGTCATCGCGGTGAAGACCGAGATCGGTTCGTTGACTGACGCCCAGGCGGCATGGGTCGGTTTCGCTATCACAGCAGCATCTGCCCTGATCGAGCAGGAGGCGAATCAGTTCTTCGCAGAACAGAACTACACGGAAACCATCACGGGGTCCGGATCCACCACGCTGATGTTGGGCCGGACCCCGGTTCTTGGCACGCCGACGATTGTCTCGACGCTCAACGAGGTCATCGTAGACTTCACGATCGAGAGCCGGGAGGCTGGGATTCTCTACCGCCGGCAGGGGTGGACCCAGGAGATCTCCTATCACCGGGGCGTCACGTACGATGGTTTGGCATACGATACTCATCCGGGTTTCGTCATCACCTATGACGCCGGGTACTTCCTGCCGTCGTTCTCTGGGGTCATCGCCTCTGACGGCTCTCAGGTTGCCCTGCCATCCAATGTCGAGCAGGCCTGCATCTTGACTGTAAAAGCATGGTGGCACAAGAAGAATCGCGACAGCACCGTGTCGTGGAAACAGGTCGGCGACCTTGCGCTCGGCTACCGCGGCGACGCGGCACCGAAAACCAAAGACACTTCTGGCATGCTCGGCCTGCCACCCGAGGCAAGGGCGCTCATCAAGCCAAGGATCTTCTGATGGCGTTCGAGGATGACTTCCTCGACGTTATGGTCGATACCATCACCTGGGAAAGGGTGACTGGCACCGACGAGTACGGGAATCGCTCGTACGCATCTCCAGTAACAATCCAGTGCCGGGTCTCACCGAAAGCCGTGCAAGTGCTCACCGTAAACGGCGATGAGGTCGTGTCGAAGGCGAACATCTACACGGCTGGCGATTTTGACATCGGAGCACTGGACAGAATCACCCAGTCAAACGGCGAGGTGGATCCTGTGATCAGGGTGGGGCGCCCGCCGGATACCGATGGCGCGCACCACGTAGAGGTGATCATCTAATGGCACGCCCGACCGCATCTGCTGCTGCCGGCGGGTTCAGCGTCACTACCCGGATCAAGGGACAGCGAACCTCTGCCGCGAACATTCGCGCGATGGACAAAGCCACGCGGAGGCGGTTCTTCGAGGAGCTTGTCAAGATTGCGGACGACGTGCTCGATCGGTCGAAGGAGCGGTATGTTCCGGTTCTATCGGGTGACTTGAAGAACTCGGGGAGGGTGATGCCGCATCCCGGCCGTTACCCATCCGTCGAGGTCGGTTTCGGCGGACCGGCGGTCTCCTACGCCGTCATCCAGCACGAGAACATGTTATTCAAGCACCCGGGCGGCAAGAGGGCGAAGTACTTGGAGCTCGCCGTGAAGGACTTCGAACCGCAGATCGCTAATCGGTTGGCTGTCGCCGCTGCCGGCGAAATACGGATGTATGACATGCGAGGGAAGGTGAGGATCTGATGGTTGTCGAAGACCTCGCCCTCGTCCTCGAAGTCGCTGGGGTTGGAACTCTCGGCACCGATATCCGCCTTCACGTGGCACCTGACGACCCGGACAATCTGATGGTGCTCATAGACTACGCGGGCGATACTCCAGAGTGGGTCCAGGACAAGCAAAAGGTGGACACGGAGAACCCGCGCGTGCAGGTCGCGGTGCGAGGCACCCAGCCGGAGGAGGTGCGGCTGCGGGCCGAGCAGGCGTATCAGACTCTGATGACGATTGAGAACGAGGTCATCAACGGCACCCGCTATCTCTGGTGCCAGCCGGTCGATACCCCATCGATAATCGGTCGCGACGAGAGCGGGCGCCACCTCGCGACTGTGAACTTCCGGGTGAAGAAGGAGTTGAGCAATGTCTGACACAAAGAGCACGACCAAGTCAGAGAAGAAGAAGGTGTCGGCTGCAGGTCCTGTGGCGAAGGCGAAGGCAAAGACGAAGGCGAAGGCGAAGAAAAGGATCCCTAACAAAACTGCTACTCCGCTGCCGCCGACAAATCAGCATTACAATGTCGGCGCATGGCACGGGCTGCCGCACTACCAGTGCGCTCACTGCCCGTGGTCAACTCTTAACGAGGCAGAAATAATCAACCACGTTGCATCTCATCACGTCGAGCACATCACCGTACACAGGGTTGACACCGGACTAATAACAGAATCTGGCGCGAAGATCGTCCGCGAAGAAGTGGTCGTCGAGCCGGAACAAGAACAAGGAGGTAACGATTATGGCACGGACGAGACTCACAGTATTTGACGCCCCGAAGAGCCACCCAGGTGGAGAGATCGTCTACACATGGACGAACGCAGACGACTCGGATTTCAACGATTTTCTCACCACCGGGCGAGAGGTCCTCTTGATCGAGAGCGCGGATGCCGCGGCGCAGGATGTGCTGATCCACAGTGCCCCTGACGCCTATGGTCGGGAACAGGATCTAACGGTCAACGTAGGCATCGGGGCCTCGGCGGCGGTCGCGTTCACCAACATCGACGGATGGAAGCAGGCGGACGGCGCGATCCACATCGACTGCGCGGTCACCACACTTTCATTC